GAGATCGTAGCGGCCATGAATTCTCCAGTTCCGACATTGGAGCAAGCCGAGGGAAACTGATCGAGGACGGGCATCTGCGAGCGATTTATGCTCTCGCGCTCCGGATGTCCGTCCTACCTGATCAGATTTTCGAGATGACAGAGAGCGACTTCTACCACCTCCTTGCCGCTTGTAAATTAGAGGCAGAGGATCAGGAGCGAGCATGGCGCAAGCACAAGTAACCATCACAGCAGTTGATAGAACACAGGCGGCTATCAACTCTGCTGTGAAAGGTATGAAAACGATGGAGCGAACCGCCAAGGTCACAGCCAAGGCGGTGAACCTTGCTTTCGGCTTGTTAAGTGGCACGATCTTGGTTTCAGCCTTTGGAAAAATTACCGAGGCGGCAAAAAAAACAGAAGAAGGTCGACGATCTCTTGATCGGTTTAATCAGGCTCTAAAAGACCCAGCGCTAGTCTCCGCTGCGAACGCTTTTACGACTACTCTGATTAACGGATTCACTAGGGTCGTTGAATTTGCTGCCGATGCGACTAGAGCGATTACACAGGTCGGCAGAGATTTAGGGCTTTTTGCTCAACCAGTAGATCAATCGCAACTCGGCAAGGGAGAAGGTGGTCGTCGCGGTCGCCGCAGGGAAGTTGATCCAATCAAGGCGATGGAGAACGAATGGAAGTTTCGCCAAAAAATGGCAGAAACAGAAAAGAAGTGGGCTCAACAATCGGCTGATGCTTATCAAAAGGTTATTGAAAAACAGGCTGCTTTCACAGCCGAATATCGAAAGATGAAGGATGAATTAGAAGATCCAGAACTTTTTGAAAATTCATTTGAAGCAACTGATGTAAAAATTGCGGACAGCGTTAAAAATATTCTTGATCAACTCAATGCTGCCGATGAAATGATGGCAGAGTTTGCAAAAGCAGCCGCGCAAAACATTCAATCTGCCTTTGCTGATTTCTTGTTTGATCCGTTTGAGAATGGTCTGCGCGGTATGCTCGCCGGATTCTTGAACGTCGTTCGACGAATGGTTGCCGAAGTCGCTGCGTCTGCGATCTTGAACTCTGTTTTCGGTGGGTATCGCGGGAAAGGCGGTGTGCTTGGAGCCTTTGCAGATGCCCTAACAGGTAAAGCAATGAGCGGACCTGTCTCTGCTAATACGCCGTACATTGTCGGCGAGCGCGGACCGGAACTGTTTGTTCCTGGTACGTCTGGCGGCATCGTCCCAAACAACAAGTTAGGCATGGGCGGTGGCGTGACCGTTGCTCCCGTTTACAATATCGACGCTCGCGGCGCGACGGCTGACCTGCAACGCTCCCTGCCGGGAATCTTGCAGGAGAACAACCGACGCATATTCGATGAACTCGACCGACGCTATGGGATAGGACGATGACAGACTACGTTTTACCTCCCGACCTTGTAGCCTCCGAGATCGAGTGGTCGTTATTCGATAACTCGGCTGTCTTTGCCTCGCCGCTCTCGGGCGCGATCAGGACGGTATCTCGACCCGGCACTCGATGGGGTGCGCGACTACGGTTTCGCGCTGTATCCGATCAAGATCGACGGCGGCTCATGTCTCTCATCGCTGCACTGCGTGGGAGGGCTAATAGGCTGCGACTGACCGACCCTGCCTATACCCTAGCGGGTTCGTTCTCATGCCCTGAATTGCTCTCTAATAACGCTGCAGTCGTTAACACTACCGGATGGTCATCCTCTAATGCTGAACTCGTCCTTTCGGCTGATAGCCATCTTGGGCTTCGCCTCACTCGCTCTGGCGTTACTGCTGATCATTATGCTTATCAGTCTGCCGTTACGACCGTTACGTCGGCTCCTTATGCGGTGCGAATGTTACTGGGCGAGGGAAAGGGCAACGTCCGTGCCTCGATAGAGGTTGGCACATCGCAGGGCGCTACCGATCTCGTCAATGGCGCAACTCGTACCGCCTCGGGTTACTACAGCGACTCCTTTACCGCTTCGGGAACATCAAGCCATGTTTCGTTTTACGATTACATCTCTGGCCGTTCGGCAGGTGATTTTCAATTTCTTTCGTGGGCTTCTGCCGCTCGATGTGCCTTGGTCAATGGCGCTTCGCAGACTGGCGGTAACTTGGTCATCGACGGTCTGCCTACTTCCACCAATGGCCTTGCTCGCGCAGGGGATTGGTTCGAGGTTAATGGCGAACTAAAGCGCCTCACCGCAGACCTTAACTCGGATTCGTCAGGTAACGGATACCTGATATTTGAGCCGACGCTACGAACCTCTCCGGCTAACAATGCTCCTGTTATTTTCCGCAATCCGATGGGGCGGTTCCTGCTGGCAGAAGAAGCAACTTCGTGGGGAACCCGTCCGGGCATTATCTCTGACATCGAACTCTCGCTCGTCGAGGACATCACATGAGTCGAATAGTCTCGGCCACTAACGCAACCGAGGCTGATAAGCCGTCGATCATTGCGGTCGTTATGGCTGATCTCGACTTTGTTTCTGGAATGGTTCGGGTACACGATGGTTCTGGTAGTTTGTCGTTCGGCGGCAACACCTATCTAGGCGCAGGACAGTTTGCCGGATTAGATGTTATCGACGAAAACGTTGATATTGTCGCTCGCGGAATCAAACTCACCCTCTCTGGCGTTGACTCTACTTTCGTCGTTCCAACTATGACGGAGGTATACCAGAATCGAGACGTTACCCTTTATCTTGGCTTTGTCAGTCCATCGACAGGTGCGCTCATAGCGACTCCAGAAACAATCTGGGAAGGTCGTATGAATCAAATGTCTTTCAAGATTGATAAGGGAACAGCACTGATCGAACTTACTTGTGAGCATCGCTTACGTCGAGAACCTCGCGTTGCTCGATACACAGATGAAGATCAGCGAGTTGTTTTTTCCGGCGATCGTTTCTTCGATTTGATGTATGCCATTCCGGGCTTTATCGGCAAATGGGGTGCGCGTGATTCCTCGTATGGTGGCGGCGGTATGCCAGCATCGCCGACTAATAAAGACCAACAGATGGAAGAAAACTAATGCGCCGTCACGATTGGAGCAGTCAACTGTATTTGCAAATTGACGCTCACAAAGAGTGCTCGTTTGCGTGGGGTGACAACGATTGTTGCTTATTTGCTGCTCGCGTGGTTGATGCTATGTGCGACAACAATCACGAAATAACTTTGCGCGAGAAGTATCAGGACGAGACATCAGCCCTTGAGTACATTGCTCAATTAGGAGGTATTGCTGCGGCGGTGGATACCTTCATCGGATTGCACAAGGTAGAAGGTCGTCCTATGCGCGGCGACGTTGTTCTTTTCAGCAGCGAAAATGGCGAGACCCTAGGCGTTTGCGTTGGCCGCTATATCGCAGCGATGGGGAAAGATGGCGTCGTTTTTACAGATCGCCCGTCCATGATCTGTTACTGGAGCATTTGAGATGCCTCAAGCAATCCCGAGCATTGTTGGCGCAATTCAATGGTCATACGCTGCGTTAAAAGCAACCGCAGTCGGAAAGGCTTTGATCGCTGTTGCAACAACGATTGCTGTCAATAAAGTAACAGAGGCGCTTGCAAGCAAACCAAAGATCAGCAAGCAAGCAGCAGACATTGAATATTCTGGAACGGTAGAGCCTCGACGGATTATTTACGGAGAGATTCTAGCCTCTGGGATTAACGTCATCCCGCCTATGACCTCTGGATCGACGAACGAATACCTGCATCAAGTTCTTGCTGTTGCAGGTCACGAATGTAATTCGCTCGGTCAAATTTACTTTAATCGAGCCGCTATCGGTACTGTTTCGTCGATTACCGGAACAGATAACGACGGAAAGGTAACTAGTGGCATCTATTCTGACAAGGCTTGGGTTCGTCGTTACGTTGGAACAGATACACAGACAGTTGACTATAAATTAGCAACTGCAAAGCCTAGCCAATGGACTACGGCTCACGCAGGTAAAGGCGTGGCTTATATTGCTCTGACTTTCCAATACGATGAAGAAGTCTATCGAACCGGAAAGCCAGAAATTAC